ATGGCAGCTCCCTTAAAATAGAAAAGACAAGCAAGCGGTCTTTTCTATCTTCGACTTCCGTGGAAGACAAGCGGCCCTGGATGGCAGCTCCTTTTTTGTCAGAAAAGACAAGCAAGCGGGACGCGAAGCGGCCCCGGGATGGCAGCTCCTTTTTTGTCAGAAAAGACAAGCAAGCAAATACCACAGGTGCACACAATGCAGCAGTGGGCCTGGATGGTTCTTTTTTGTCAGAAAAGACAAGCGAGCAGGACGCCGTGGCCCGGTCCCAGGGCTCTTCTTTTTGTCAGAAAAGACAAGCAAGCAATTATTCAAGGACCTTGGTCCAAGCTTCT